AGTATTTAGCCCATTCTTGTGCTTCATTGTACCAATGCAAACCGCTGTATCTTTGGCTTGGCGTTGCGGATTCTATCCAACGTTCAAGGCTGTTTAGTATTTTTCTGTCTGTAGTGTCTTTAAGTGTTCGCTTAGTCATTTTTGTAGTGTGTTTGTAGTGTGTTTGTAGTGTGTTTGTAGTGTGTTTGTAGTGTGTTGGATTAGTCTAAAAGATAAAGAGCCGCTTTATGCATGATCTTCGCCGCTTCTTTTTTGTCCAGTTTGCAAGTTTGGTTTAGCTCGCAAACGTGCGCACAAAGAAAGTTGAAGTTTGTGAAAGTGGAATAATAGCTTTCGTCGTTTAGCTTCTCAATTGTAACAGCTGGGATATCGGAAAAGATCAGTTTTTCAGCGTGAAAAGATACTTTGAATAATTCTGTTTTAAATGAATTCATGATAATAATAGTTGTGTGGATTGTGTGGATTTAGACGCCGACGAAAAAGATCAGCGCGAAGATGGAAGCGATAAGGAGCACGCTTAGAGCGTTTATTGAGAATGTGAGTAGTGTTTGCATAGTGGCGGTGTGGATTAAAGGAAGAGCCCCTTTCGCGCGCATTGTTCGAGAATATCTTCGCTAGTAATGTGAATACACTCTTCATGTGTTGCGTTAATTTCAAGGTTAGCTCGATGAAGGAATTCCAAAGTGTCACTTAATTGAGTGATAAGTTGAGACCTATAAGTTGCGAGTGCACTCGGATTCATGTTGGCGACGTTTTGTTCTTTGATACTCATATTGTCTTTGGTTTGTGTGTGGTGTGGTTGGTTTGGTTAGATTAGAGAGGCAAGCTTACTGGCAATAGGCGCAAACGTCTTGCTGTTTTTGATAACAACGCCATTGACTGCAAGTGAAAAACTCCAGCGACCCGCCCAAACTTCAACTTGTTTGCCGTCATTCGTGGAAAGCTCGAAAGGTTTGCCGCTAGAGAGTTTGGTTTTTAATTCTTCGAAGAGGTTCATAGTGTGTTTGTGTGTGGTTGGTGGTTGGTTTGGTTTAGATTGTAACGATATATTCAAGATCATTTGCCCGAATACCAGCAGTTCCAAAGAGCCCTGATACTGTCTTGACGATGGTGCATTGACTAGCGTTTAAAGCATCACGAATTTCTGAGTCGCTCATGCTAAGAGCAGTGACGGAAAAGCTATATTTGCCGCGTTTACGAACACTCACTGACTGGCCTAGTGTCTCAATCAATTCGGCCTTCAATGTGCGACCTTGTGCGCTTGTTACGCTTGCCCTGACTGGCTTAGCTTCTTCTTCTATACCAGCAATATCAGCAAACTCTGCCCAATTGGAGTGAGCCCAATCAATCACCTCATCGATTGAAACGCGTTGTCCGTTAAAGGTAACCGCTTGAACGATTGAGAGGAATTTAGGATTTGCGATTAGGTCGCGCTGGAGTTGGTGTCGTGTTAGCATAATGTGTGTGTTTTGGTTTGTTTTGCTCTCACTATTTACACGGGCTTGAGACCGTCACGGAGATGTGGCTAGTTTACAAAATGACAAGTATCGGAGCTTGCCTCGCATTGCAGGTATTTGATGAATCGGCTCTGCTAATCTTGCCGATGGACAACAAACAATAGTAGCAAATAGATACGTGCAAGCTTTTTATTTAAATAAATGAAGAAAGACGCGGAGGCCGCTTGTTTACTAGGCTAAAAGGGAACACAAAAACCCGCATGTAGTGTTATAAGAAGGGCTGAGTGATACTTGATGTGATACTTGAGGTGATACTTGATGTGATACTGTGAGTGATACTGTGAGTGTTCGCTGAGTGTTCATATGAGTGAAGCGCTGAGTGTTCATATGAGTGAAGCGCTGAGTGTTCGATAGACGATAAATCAAAAGCGCGCCTTTAAGCGAAAACAGGCGAACCTATCAACACTTAAAGAAGAACACATGAACACTCGAAACACACTCATTGGACTAGCAAAGGGATTTAATAACCGTTGTCGTGCCAGTAGAATAAAGGCATACCCCCTATCAAGTGACAAATAACTGACAACACACGCAATATCGGGAGGGCCAAGGGGGATTTGAGTTTCCGTCTATATACGTATACCCCCTCACATTTTTATAACAAAACAAAACACTTGGGGAACACCAATAAACAGTCAGAAATACCCTAGTGGAGACACGCTGAGAGGCCCTACAAGGCGTTCTAAAGTTCTACGAGGGTATTCCTATACGTAAAGACCCCCAGAGGCACATAGAGGCTCTCTGAGGGTCAACACACACACACGTGTTACATACAAAAGTTATTTAAAGGTCTTCGTAGTCATCCTCGTCGTCCTCAGTAACCCAATCAAGCATCTCAGTACCTTTAAGGTCATCCATGTGCTCATTCAAGCTCGCTAAAATACCGACACAAGCGTAGGGGTTATCATAAGCAAACTCTAGTTCCTTTTCTTTAGGGTGAACCACAGCCACGATGTAATTCTCGTAGTGCTCTCCTAGGAGTGCTTGAGCTTGTTCTAAAGGGTTCACGTTATTTGGATTTCGGAGCGGGCTTAGGGGCCTTAGGAGACCAATCGATGTCATCGTAGTTCTTACGCTGCTTTGAGGGGTTATGACCCTTTCTTGGCTGACATCCTTTTCCCATATGATTAAATATACTGGTTGGTAGTTATCACTTGTCAAACACTAATGAATATACTTTTAAAGGAAACTCTTATTCCAACATAAGGGACACTTTAAGGGAGAACCTATTACCAGTAATCTAATTAACACTCTTTTTCAAAGGACACTAATTAGTAGGAATCTTATAGATATAATTTTAAAGAGTATGTTCCCTACCTGTCAAGGTTATTAGTTCTAATTTTCATTTATTCTAATACCCCCTTCCCTTTTACCTAGACCGTAGGTACAATAATAAGTGTTGATTATCAAGCACTTATGGAAGCACTAAAAGCACCTTTATTTGTTCCCTCTTTAAGGGCTTGTTCCTAGTTGACAACTATCTCTCTGGTAACAGGATAAGGGATATGCACACACGAACCACATTAGATCTTGTTACTCGATTACCGTTCTCGGAGGTTCCTCGTTATGGCTCTAGTTTAAACCAGAAAGCACTCCAAGTGTCTGGTGTTAATTTTAGTTTTCGAGATAAACACCCATACTACGAGGGTCTTGTGTTTAAAAGTATCAATAGAGGTAGACAGAAATGGCAACCAATAGAAGCTAACGAAAGGTTTATTAAAAAGAATTTAAAAACAGCTAAAGAGCGTTACAATAATAATGAAGAGTGGAGGAAACAGAAAAACCAAGCCAATAGGGATCACTATCATACCGTTGAAGGTAAAGCTCAAACAGCTGCTAGGGTTGCTAAACGTAGAAAGACCCTCAATAACAACATCAAGCTCACACAGGATCTCCTAGAGGCCCTTAGAGACGTCTATCACACCAGAGATGCCCTGACCCTTGCTGCTCGCTCCGCAGGCTCCTCAGAGTTCTTTCACGTCGATCATATCATGCCTCTGCAACATAAAGAATTATGTGGGCTACACGCTCCTTGGAATTTACAGATACTGGAAGCTAAGGAGAACCTCAGTAAGTCCAATAAGGTGTTACCACGTTAAGGTTCCAGCGCCCCCCATCTTATTCTTAAAGTACGAGTCTTGGAACTTCTGTAGCTCCTTGTCGAGCAGCTCTACTTTCCTCTCAGTCATCTTGACCTCAGCATCTTGGGCCATTTGTTCCACCCAGTAAGCCACAGCGATACTCAGAGCATCCAATCGGTCATCGTGAGTGATAGCCCCACGCTCGCGGGTGAGCCTCGACATTTGGTAAAAGAGGCTGTACTTCAACTGGCTCTCATGGGGGTACTTCTGGATCGTCTGGAAGTCGTCTTTAATGACATCAGGATCAACCACAAGCCTGTGACCACTCATAACAGGCTCAAGGGTATCAATGATACGCTTCTCCTTCTGAGTGCTGTGTCGGACTTCCTCAAGGGAACACGGATAGATGCGTGTAAGAATAGGACGCATAAGTTCTGTGAACATACCGTCACCAAAGTTACTCTCGGACACGATGTAGTTCACCTTGTACTTCTTAGCTATCTCAGCAAGTTCTGTGAGTGTGTCTTCGGAGTAGCCTCCAGAGAGACCACCAGCAGCAGGAACGTAGAGTGTTCCATTAAGCATCTTAACAACTGCATATCCAGTCTCATCTCGACCTCGACCAGAGGGGTCAACCGCTAGGACGCTACCAGTGTACGGAACCATATCTCCGAGTGTCTTGAAGGGTCGGTAGTATCTCTCCCCTGCAAAGGCCACGTTGGGAACACTAGAGTCCCACTCACGGTCTGGATCACGAGCCCACACGTAACGCTCTGGAGCTACCTCGTTATCAATAGATGTTACGATGAGGTCAGAGATTTTCAAAGGGAACTTGTCCACATCTGAAAGCTTACTGTCCAACATAAATTGCATAGCGTAACCAGCAGACCCGTAGCTGATCTTTCGTTCCGCTAGGTCGATGTCTGAGAACCGTAGAGGCTCTGTGGCTTTACCTTTGTTCTCTATGTCCTCGCATACACCCGCTACGTTGCCGTTGTACGTCCTTGCGTTGTGATCTGGGGTAATGTGTACCGCAGGCCATATGCGTGTCCTGTAGCCCCTGTCTTGTAGCCTCGTGTAGATGCTGTCTTCTGTTTGAGGTGTTCCAAGGAAGATAACCTTGGAGTCGTCCTCTGGTTTCAAGATAGCGTCAAACTCTTTAACAGCCTCCGAGAGCTTCTCACGCATCAACATCGTGGCGCTGTTATTCGCCACCTCGATGTCATCTGCAATGATAAGGTCAGCACGAGAGCCTGTAAGCTGTGAGGTGATACCTAGGGACTTTACTGAGGGAGCGTGAGAGGCGGGCGCTGGGCCTACGTCGAAGCTTATCTTAGATTGTCTCTGGTTGTCCTTGGGTCTCAGGTGCTGGAGGATAACCATCTCGTTAATGAGCCTCAGCGTAAAGGTACTGAAGTCATCCGAGCGTGTCTTACTGGCAGACACCACAAGGATGTTCAGAGCTGGGTTTAAGAGGAGCTGGTGAACGACATACGCCGAACAAATCCAAGATTTACCACAGCCACGAAACGCCTGAATAATAGCCCGTTTCTCAGACCCTTGCATGTAATCCGCTATATCGTACTGGAGCGGTGTGGGTTCGGGTAGGTTCAATTGCTTCCAAACAAGAAAAAGGAAGTTCTTGAAATCTCGTAGCTGTGGGGGAATTTCCATGTATTACTTATTGCGACCTCGGTTATCCTTTTTGGATTGGATACGGAGGTTGCTTGATGCATTATTTAAAGGATTACGGTCTTTATGGTCAATATCTTTACCAGCTAGCTTAGAGGCTCCGTGTTTCTTTACAGCGAGCCTCCGAGCGGCCTTACGTCCATCATTTCTTCGACGTTGTTCAGGCTTCTTGTGGTAGGTATCGTATTCTTTTCGGTAATTACGTTCGCTCATATAAGTCTTACTGTGATGCCACTCTGTCCACACCTTCGTCGTTAAACGGAAGCATACTGACGAGGTTGGCTAAAGGGTTATCGTTGGAGACTGTGGCGTTAATCTGGTTGTCCTTGAGGAGCTGTCGGGCTGCGTTAAGGTCACTAGGGGATGCCTCGCCACTTTCGATGCGCTTAATAAACTCATCAATAAGTAGGTCTTGGAGGCCGTATAGTTTTTCGCTGCTATCGCTCATTTATTTAAAAATCTCTTTGTATATTTTAATAGCCAAATAACACATTGTTAGTACGCCCACTAAGATAGCGACGGAGGTGTTAATATGGTCAAGGGTTAAGGTTCCGAGGATGCCAGAGGTGGCAATGAACGGAGTGACGTAGGGGCTTTCTGGGAGCATTTTGGTTAATTCTTTGAGAGGGTTAAAATTTGATTGTATTTATTAGGATATTCTTAGCCATAGGCCACAGAAAGCTTTACCGCTGAGTGAGACACAGCCACTCATGCACCTCCAAGTACCAGACTGTGAAGCTGTCGTTGCATTCTGTGGCCCTGAGCTTTCATAGAACATTACGTTGTATTCGCTATTTTGTTGAAAAGCATAAAATGCACTAGATGTATCACCAATAGCAATAGCGCCTGTGGTCGAAGGTCTTCCCCAACTGTAAGCTCCAATAGCACCAGCGGCTGGAATAGGGGCAGAAGCATTCGTTCCGTTGGTTCCGTTGGTTCCAGCAACGCCTTGGACGCCTTGGATACCTTGTGGGCCAATACCTTCGATGTTCGTGGAGGCATTCTCAGAAACCTCTTGAGCCACAAACAGACCTTGTTGGTAAGCTGTGTCGAGGTCACTCTCAGACAACCGTGAGCCGTTCTGGAAGTCCACTAGCTGTGTTGTTCCTGTGTTACGCCACACAC